GGAAATGAAATTAAAAAATATCTTATAGAGATTAAACCATTTTCTCAAACACAGCAACCCAAACCTTCTAATAGAAAAAAGAAATCTACAGTTTTATATGAAACTAAACAATGGGTAGTCAATCAAGCAAAATGGGAAGCTGCAAAAAAATTCGCTGCTTCCCGTAATGCTCAATTTTTGTTATTGACTGAAAAAGAATTATTTTAGAATGGTATTAATTTTATAAATCTTTGTACTGATTCTTTTTTAACTTCTGGTTTTTCAGCTTTTGGTTTCTTAGCCGCAGGCTTTTTAGTAGCAGGCTTTTTCTTCTTTACAACCTCTAAAGGAGGTGGTGTTGTCTCTGGTTTTGTAACTCTTTTAGCTGGTTTCTTTTTGTATTTTTTAATTGGTTCAGGAGTAAATTCGTCCACTGTTTCTCTTTCTGGTTCACCAATATTAGATGTAATATTTTCTGGAGTTCTACGTTGTGGTAAATAAGGCGTATCTGGATTTCCAAGAATTGGTGCATCCGTTTCTATTCCTCGTTTTTCGAAATCTCTCATTTCACTCTTGCTATCACCAGAAGGCATAATATCTGCCTGTATTTTTTCTCCACCTTCATGGGATTTATAATCAACATTCGAAACTTTTCTTCTTATAGTACCATCATCAAATACTTCAATTGGAAGATTATAATGTTTATTTTCTGGCTTTTTACACCAGTGATCTATTCTTAATAATAGAATACCACTAGGTCTCCCTTCTGGGATATCTAATCCTGATTCCTTTAAACGGAAATACCATGCAGGAATATCCAGCATTCTTTCTATTAATTTATTTTTTAAATATCTTGCGGCAGGGATAGCAAGAGGATCTCTTAATAAATTTTGTTCCATTTCAGATAGATTTGCGATTCTATTCGAAAGTTCGAAATCAAATACAATATATTTGTCTTCGTGTCTTAATACATGTTGTCCTTGTATAGAATCAAGTTCTTCGAAAAATGCTATAAAATTTTCTATATATTTTTGTGGAGATTCGTCTGCTAACTGTTTTAAATCTGTGAAAAATCCGCTACTTAATGAGATGTCTTTCTTTTCTTGTCTCTTTTGATCATCTAATTGTTTTTCTTTCATGTCATCGGTAAGATTTTTCTTTCCAAGTCCTTGTCCCGCAAGGCTTACTCCACCACCAAATCTTTTACCTCCGCTTCCTCCGTAATTTCCACGATCAACAAATCTATTAAATACATCTCTTGGATTTCTAGGCTCTGAAAAATCTGCTTCATTTAATACTTCTAAATACTTTTCGAATATTAATTTAATATCATTACTCATAACATTATTTAGGTTTTTTTCGGTTTTTGATGTATTTGTACTAAAAAAATTAATAAATAGGTCTAAATAATTTTATGTCATTAAAATTGATTGTTGAAAAACCTGCTCCTGAAGAAGAATTTGAATATATTCTTGAGGAAAAAGATCGTAATAGTCCAGCCACTTTATATATTAAAGGGCCATATATGATGGCAGAAAATTATAACAGAAATAATCGTCTTTATCGTTTAGAAGAAATGGTTAGTGAAGTTAAACGATATACTAGCGAAATGATTAAAACAAATCGTGCATTAGGTACATTAAATCACGAAAGTAGTGCGGAAGTAAATTTAGATAGAGTATGCCACATAGTAACCGAAATGTCCCAAGACGGTAATGTATTTCATGGGAAAAGTAAAGTGTTATCTACGCCTTGTGGGAATATAGTTAGAGCATTAATTAATGACGGTGTAAAAGTTGGCATGAGTTCAAGAGCATTAGGCCAATTACAAGAAGGTACTGGTGGAAAAAACATAGTAAAAGATTTTAGATTAATATCAATTGATTGCGTAGCAGATCCATCTTTCCCAAAAGCATTCGTAAATGGAATTTTAGAATCCAAGCAGTGGGTTCTTGGTGAATCTGGTCAATTCGAAGAAGTATATGCTGATTTTGAAAATAAGATTTCCAAACTTCCAAAGAAACAAGTAGAAGAATATTTAAAGGAATCAATATTGGATTTCCTGAATAAAATCAAATTTAACTAAATACAAATATGGATCTCATTAAAGAAAATATTATAAAATTCATTGATGCTATGATTGTAGATAATTATAGCAAGGCTCACAAATTTCTTGAAGTTGTTGTACAGGAAAACGTAAAGAAGAAAATCGAAAAAGCCAAAAATTTGAAACCTTTTGGTAAAGGAAAATCCAAAGATAAACCTGATAAAAAGAAAAAGGGTAAAAAAGAATTGCCTGATTTTATCAAAAAATTAAAGGAAAAAAAATCAAAATCCAAAAAATAACAACTAAAAAGAATAACTAATATTATGGAAATTTCTAAACTTTTAAAGGAAGCAACCCAAGGCATATTAACTGATGAGACATTAGCACAAATTCAAGAAGCTTTTGATGGTGCTGTAAATGAACGTGTCAAGATTCATGTCGAAAAAGCATTAATAGAACAGGACAATGAGTATTCAGCAAAAGCAGAACAATTATTAGAAGCTATTGATGCTGATCACTCCAAAAAGCTTCAGCGTGTTGTCGAAGCACTTGATACTAATAATGCTGCTAAACTTCAGATGGTAATCAATCATTATCAAAAGATTATCAAAGAACAAGCATCTCAGTTCAAAACTGATTTGGTAGATAAGATTTCTGATTATATCGGTATCTTCATCGAATCAAAGATTCCACAAAAATCTATCAACGAAGCAGTTAAGAATCAAAAAGCAAAAATCATCTTAAACAATCTTCGTGAATCCTTGGCAATTGATTCTGCTTTACTAAGCAAATCATTAAGAGGTGCATTAGTTGATGGTAAATCACAAATTGATGAAGCTAGAGCTGCTGCTAACAAAGCATCCAAAGAAGCTCAATTGTATCGTGAAAATTTCGAAAGGACTAAGGCTGAGTTGGTTCTAGAACAAAAGACTGCTCATCTAACCTCCAAGAAGAAGGCATATGCTCAACGTGTATTTGAAGGCAAATCTCCTAAATTCATTGTTGAAAATATCGACTATACTTTAAGTCTTTTTGATAAAAAGGAAGAAGAAAGAATTCAAACTTTGAAAGAAGAAGCTTTCGAAACCCGCAAAGTTAAGGCAGATCGTGTTGTAATTGAAGAAGATACTGAAATAAATGACACACAATCTGAAAATAATTTCACACACGTTCATAATTATTTGAACGAAATGAGTAAATATTAATATGTTTACTCGCAATAAATTTGGTAGAAGTATAACATACTTGAGTTCCTGCATGTTCAACTAACATGCTTGAGGTCGAATAAAAAAGAAAGAAACAAAACACATATGAAACAAATCAAACCCGCACAATCATATATTGATCAGGATAGAGCTAAGGTTCTTTTGGAAAAGTGGAGTCCAGTACTCGACTATACCTCTAAGAACGTATCTCCAATCGAAGACGAACACACCCGTTTGAACACTGCAATGTTGCTTGAGAACCAAGAACAATATTGCTTACGTGAAGCAAACGTAGCTGGTGGCGCAGGAAGTATATTTGGACAAGGTGCTGGTGGCGAAAATGGCGCATTTGGTGGAGCAGTTGGTAATTCCGACTTCTACGCTGGTGGTGATTCTCGTCTACCCAAGATCCTTATTCCCATGATCCGTAGGACATTCCCTGAGTTGATTACTAACGAAATCGTTGGTGTTCAGCCCATGAGTGGTCCTGTTGGATTGGCATTCGCATTGCGTTATAAGTACAGTAATGATACTCTTGGTGGTAACTTCCAAGATACTACTTACCCAAATAGTGCAACTGGATCTACATCAACTGCAACTCCCGTATACAGCACTTTTGATGCTAATGGTAATGGTGTTAACCTATTAGGTTATACCGTAGGTGGACAATTCCTACCATCTCCCGGTGTTCATTTGAATACCACTATTAACTATCAAGGCTCTGCCGCTGGTGTTGGATATGGTAAATCTCCTCAAGGCAATAACGAATTAGGATGGCAACATCTAGATTCTCGCTTTACTGGAGTTCAAGCCAAGCTTGGTGCATTATCAGGTAACTCCGAATGGAGATTTGCTGATCAGGACCAAGGCGTTGCTGAAATTCTAAAGAATTTCGAAATCAATGCCAACATTCCTACCGTTGAAGTATCCTTCGAGAAGACTGCTGTTGAAGCAGGTACTCGTAGATTGGGTGCTAAATGGTCAGTAGAATTAGAGCAGGACTTGAAGAACATGAACGGTATCGATATTGATGCTGAGATCACTAATGCTATGGCATATGAACTCCAAGCAGAAATCGACCGTGAAATGATTATCCGCATGATCCAGACTTCCTTAAATGGTGGTCGTGGCAAAGGATATTCAATCTGGTCTCCTCAGTCCGCTGATGGTCGTTGGTTGGTTGAACGTAATCGTGACTTCTACCAGAGAATTATCATTGAAGCAAACCGCATTGCTATCCGCAATCGCCGTGGACCTGCAAACTTCATCGTTGCCACACCTCGCGTGTGCGCTATCTTTGAAATGTTGCCAGAGTTCCAGTGGGTGACTGTACAGGGCAATGTAACTACCCAGCAGACTGGCGTAGCTAAGGTTGGCTCACTTGGTGGTAGATTCCAAGTTTATCGTGACACCAGAACCGAAGTTCAGAACAGCAATGTTTATGGTGACTTAGG